CTAATCCAGAATTAGACAGAATCAAATCACTTTCATTTTACCAATAATAGTAGTAGACATTAGATAAATATAGTTGTATATTATGTACTATATGTCTAATATACATTTAGGCAAAACAAACATAGGCACAAATAGGAGGCTTACATTATGGCTACATTGGCTGAAATAAGAGCGAAACTGAAATCACAGGAACCTAATCGCTCAGGTTCATCAACAGGCGGAGACAACGCCATTTATCCACACTGGAATATCAAAGAAGGCGACGAAGCAGTTCTTAGATTTTTACCAGATAAGGACACAAACAATACATTTTTCTGGACTGAAAGGAACATGATCAAACTGCCTTTTGCAGGCATCAAAGGTCAGACTGATTCAAGACCAGTTACTGTACAAGTTCCTTGTATGGAGATGTATGGCAAAACTTGTCCAGTACTAACAGAGGTTAGACCATGGTTCAAAGACAAAAGCATGGAAGACATGGGCAGAAAATATTGGAAAAAGAAAAGTTATATTTTCCAAGGTTTTGTTACAACAAATCCATTAGCAGAGGACACAACACCAGAGAATCCAATTAGAAGATTTATAATTGGTCCTCAAATCTTTAACATAATCAGAGCGGCATTACTGGATCCAGAAATGGAAGAATTGCCAACTGACAGTGTGAGAGGTGTTGATTTTAGAATCACAAAAGCAACTAAAGGTGGCTATGCTGATTACTCAACATCAAAATGGTCAAGAAGAGAAAGAGCACTTGACGAAGCAGAAAGAAGTGCAGTTGAAAAATTTGGATTACATAATCTAAATGACTTTAGACCAAAAGAACCTACTGAAGCAGAAGTTAAAATAATTAAGGAATTATTTGAAAAATCTGTGGACGGTGAGGCATATGATCTTGAGAAGTATGGACAATACTTTAGACCAGCAGGAGTACAAGCAAGTCAAGTAAGTCAGGTAAGTTTACCACAAGCAGACAAACCTACCACAGTTGAACATACACATGACAACGGTACAACTCATAGTCATGCAGATGGTGATAAACCACACACTCATGAAGAAACTAAACCAGTAGCAGAAACTACTGCTCCAGCACAACCAAGTACAGATAGTGCTAAAAGAGCAGAAGATATTTTGAAACTGATAAGATCGAGACAAGCAAAATAATCTGACATTTACCAAGGCCTTAATTATTGACAGTTAAGGCCTTGTGTATTATAATAAAGGATATTATGACAAAAGTATTTGACGCAACAAAATTTAGAAAGAGTATTACAAAATCAATTCAAGGATTAGGAATAGGATTCAACGATCCTACAGACTGGATATCAACAGGCAACTATGCATTGAACTATCTTATGACTGGCAATTTCCATAAAGGTATTCCATTAGGCAAAGTCACAGTGCTTGCTGGTGAGTCTGGTGCAGGTAAAAGTTACATCGCATCTGGAAACATTATAAAGAATGCACAAGAACAAGGTATATTTGTTATTCTAATCGATACTGAGAACGCTTTGGATGAGCAATGGTTACAGGCACTTAAAGTAGACACAACAGACGATAAACTTTTAAAATTAAACATGTCTATGGTAGATGACGTTGCAAAGACTGTAAGCGAGTTTATGAAAGGCTACAAGGAACAACATGCAGACAACAAAGAAGGTGCACCAAAGGTACTATTTGTAATTGATTCACTAGGAATGATGCTTACTCCAACAGACGTTAATCAGTTTGAAGCAGGTGAAATGAAAGGTGATCTAGGTCGTAAGCCTAAAGCATTGACAGCACTTGTAAGAAACTGTGTTAACATGTTTGGTTCATGGAATGTTGGACTAATAGCAACTAATCATACATATGCATCGCAAGATATGTTTGATCCTGACGATAAAATATCGGGTGGTCAAGGATTTATATATGCGTCAAGTATTGTTGTTGCAATGAAGAAATTAAAATTAAAAGAAGATGAAAAAGGAAATAAAGTCACAGACGTACGAGGTATCAGGGCCGCTTGCAAAGTAATGAAGACAAGATACGCAAAACCATTTGAAGGAGTGCAAGTCAAGATTCCTTATGATACAGGTATGGATCCATACAGTGGACTTGTTGACTTATTTGAGAAAAAAGGTGTATTAACACAACAAGGAAATAGATTAAAATATATTGATTCAGCAGGAAAAGAACACATTGAGTTCAGAAAAGCCTGGGTTGGAGATAAATTAGATATGCTAATGCAAGATTTTGATAAATTAGCAGTAGACCAACCTAAGGAAAAATAATGGTAGAAATGACCCAAGAAGATATTGAACGTTTGTGGAACTCTGTTGTTCATTTTATTCCAGAAAAACAAAAGGCAGATGCCGCTATTGACTTTGTCAAATGCTTAGACGACATAGGTGTTGAACATGATGAAATTAAAGCAATTGGTGAATATGATCCAAAGCTAGAAGAAGCGGTGAACACAGTTTTTGAGGAATACGAAGACGACGAAGAGGATTACAGCGATCGATATGATGACAACTAATTGGTACAGTGAAGTAAGTAGAAATTTAGCACGCATTCCAGACTGCATAACATTTTACGATCAAGAATTACAAAACGCTAAAAAAGAAATAAGAATTTACGGTAATCTTGAAAAAGCCTCAGCGGCACTTCCTGGCATCGTTGAACAAAGATTTAATCAATTACAACAAATTGAAGCAATACTAAATTATTTAAATATTGAATTACGTAGAACAAGATCAAAATCATTTAAAAAATTTTTAGAAAATTACAACAGAGCATTATCTAGCAGAGACGCTGAAAAATACACAGATGGTGAACAAGATGTTGTAGATATGGAAAAAATAATTAATGAATTTGCATTATTAAGAAATCAATGGCTAGGCATTACTAAAGGTTTAGATCAAAAACAATGGCAGATCACAAACATTGTAAAACTGAGAGTAGCTGGCATGGAAGATGCCGACATCAAATAGAATTATATTAACAGACGTAGACGGTGTGCTACTGGAATGGGAGAACCATTTTATCAAATGGATGCTTGAACGTAATTACTATAACGAAAATGGCGAACAAATATTTCCATATAAATTACTGCCAGACAAAGAAAACACCTACGAAATGGCAGAAAGATTTGGTCTCACAAAATTTCAAATCAGAAAAGAAATAAGGGAATTCAATAAAAGTGCATGGATGGGAACACAACAAGCAATGCCCGATAGTATACAATGGGTTAAACTGCTACACGCAGAAGGTTGGACTTTTATACCTATAACTAGTCAAACTTCTGATTTACCAGCACAAGCGTTGCGGAAAAGACGGTTAGCAGAGCTCTTTGGAGAGAGTGTATTCAGCAATTATCATATATTAGATACAGGGGCTGACAAGGACGAGATACTAGAACAATTTAAAGATACAGGCTTACTTTGGGTAGAAGACAAACCCTATAATGTGCAAACTGGTTTGAAATTTGGTTTACAGTGTATATTGATTGATCACACTTACAATAAAGATTTTAGCCATCCTGCTGTAACAAGAGTAAATAATTGGAAACAAATACACAGGATTGCACATGAAAATTTACGTAGGGCATGATAGTCGAGAAGATATAGCATATCAAGTCTGTGAACACAGTATTAAACGACGTGACCCATCTGCAGAAGTGATACCTTTAAAACAAAAACAGATGAGAGATCAAGGCTTGTATACCAGGCCAGTTGATAAATTAGCATCTACAGAATTTACATTTACAAGATTTTTTGTTCCTTATCTTAATGACTTCAAAGGCTGGGCAGTGTTTTGTGATTGTGATTTTCTTTGGAAAATACCAAGCCACGAATTAGTTAAATGGTGTGATCCATCTAAAGCAGTTGTATGTGTGCAACACGATTATACACCAAAGGAAACAACTAAAATGGATGGTCAAACACAAACTGTTTATCCTAGAAAAAATTGGTCAAGTATGGTAATCTGGAACTGTGAACATCCAAAGAATAAAATACTTACTCCAGATCTTCTAAACAAAGAGGAAGCCAAATTCCTACACAGATTTAGTTGGTTAGAAGATAATGAAATTGGCGAGTTGCCTATTGAATACAATTGGCTAGTTGGTTGGTATAAAGAACCAAACGACGGTGCACCTAAAATATTACACTATACAGAAGGTGGACCATGGTTTGACGGTTATAGAGATTGTGAATACGGCGACGATTGGAAAAAAGAATTAATAAATCTTTTTAGTTCATAATGCATTGGGACAAGTTAAAAAAAGAACACTACTTTGCAGATCCTGTTGAACATATT